ATGTTGATAAGAAACATGCAAATACCTAGCAGCGGCCATATTTGATTTTGTTTTTGCTTGTGCCGCTAAAATTTGTTCTTTGGATAGTGGTTTTGCCTTGGGCATTAGCTTCTATCTTTATCTGTATTATTGATAATTCTATATGGGCCTTGTAAATTACGATCTTCTTTATCCATATTTAACATCTCAGCTTTAGCAGCATTTTTATCTCCACGTTCCAGAGCTGATGCTACAACAAACTGTTCATATTGATCTTCTTCCATAATAATAGTTTCAGTCCAAGTATGGTCACCTGATCCTCTCATTACGGGAACACCGCGTTTAGTACCTACTGTTGAACAATTAACACAAACTTTATAACCAAATTTAGTTAATCTTAATTCTGGCATCTCAGTGCCACATTTAATACAGGGAATCATTTTCATTTCAATGGGTGTTTTAATAGTCTGTCGCATAAATATATAACCTTTAAATTAGATCTAAATATACGAAAGAGTTTTAGAAAAACCAAATTCCTTCACCAAAAAGTTGTAAGGATAAATAATTTCTTAATTTCCATTTTAATTCTATATTGTGTTTTGAAATTAGCCCATATCTTTTATCATGGCCTTTTCTATCTTCAATAAAATTAAGTGGAATGGGTCTTTCTAACAACTCTTCTAACATTTCTATTATTTCTATATTGGTAAATCTTTCTCCAGAACTAATATTTTGGATACCCGTTATTGGGGATTGAATTAATTCCCATATACAAGTTGAATTATCATCAGCATGTATCCATTCTCTAATATTTAAACCATCTCCATATATTGGAACAGGTGTATCATTTTTGATGCAATTAAGTATTGTAGGTAATAATTTTTCTTGGTGTTGGTTTTTACCGTAATTATTACAAGTACGAGTTATTAAATATGGTAATCCATATGTTCGACCTACTGATTGAACTAATAAATCAGCTGAAGCTTTAGTTGCTGAGTAGTATGATGATCCTACTAATGGGAAATCTTCTGTTGCTAGTACATTAGGGTCAATATCATCCATATCCCCATAAACTTCATCAGTTGATATTTGAACGAATTTTTTTAGATTAGGGTTTTGTCTAGCTACTTCTAGTAAATTAAAAGTACCTTCAACATTTGTTTTTACAAATGGTTTTCCATTTTTAATTGAATTATCAACATGACTTTCAGCTGCAAAATTAATTAAGTAATCATATACCCCTAAATCCTCTGGGGTTATATCACATATATCTTTTTTAATAAATTGAACTTTAACATCTAAATTATTCAAATTAGAAGCATAAGTTAATTTATCTACTAATACAATTTCAACTGTTGGGTTTTGTTTACCTACTAAATTTATAAAATGGGATCCTATAAATCCTGCTCCTCCTGTTACTATAATTCTCATTTCCCTAATTTATCTTTTTCTGAAATTGTTATTTTATCTGCTGTGGTATAAGATTCAATAATAGATTTTACTTCTGGGATTGTATCCCAAATAATACTGTGTTCACTTTTAGGATTGTATTTTCCTTTAACTAAGTAAGTAAATATAGTATCTGGTTCTAGAGTTAGAAAACCATGAGCATAGTTATCTGTTATAAATAAATCATTATTTTTATCTAACTCATATGCTTCAACAGTAGCAGAATTCATACAATATATAATATCTAAAACTTTCCCTTGAATAACTTTAACTAATTTAGTTTGAAAGGGAGCGGTTTGGTAATGTAAACCCCTAAATGTATATCTAGCTTCATTAATGCTAATATTCATTTGGTCCCATCCTTCTAAACTATAAGGAATAAACATACCCCTATTATCACTAAAAATTGGTATATTATTTTTCATTTACAATATCAGGATTTTGTTTTATAGTTTGTTTAGTAATTAAATCTTTTAACTTAGTAGTTGACCACCCATGTGATCTAGAAGTATATAATACTTTAATAGGTAAATCATCTCCTGTAAAAGACTTACCTAAATAATCCTCACCTAAAATTCTTAGATCGGGTTTGAATATTTTAATTAAATTAAGTAATTCAACCTCAGTCTGGTACATATAGACTTCATCAATATGCTTAATTGACATTAATGCTTTATATCTATCCCAAGATGGAATTACAGGTTTATATTTAGATTTTCTATGTAATGAAGGATCTCTTTGCAAAAATACTATAAATTTTTCACAATGACGTTTTGCCTCTTCAAATGTGTAGATATAACCAGGATGAAGCAAATCAAAGTTACCAGCTGTAAAACCTAATTTATATTTCTTCATTCAATATATTTTAAATTATTTTTTGGATTATGTCTAATATACGAACCCCATTTTAATTTAGCAAATTCATGTGCAGATCTTTCTTTATTGGTAGATTCTATATCTTGTTCTGGTGTTTTTCTTGTTGATGCCCCTGCAAAATGATAAAAATGAGTATTATAGGTTCTCCACATTTGAAAATGTTTACTACATTTTAAGAAAAAATCCCAATCAACAACATGAGGAGATGGATACATTATATCCCACCCTCCTATACTTAAGTAATCAGTACGTTTCATAAAAATAGGGAGTGTACTACCATTCATTTCAACTTTATCTATATTTTTAGAATCAGCATAATCTAAAAATTCATTTAAATTGAATTCATCAGGGTTTTTGCCTAAATCTTTTATATTAAATTGTGGGAACATGGAAGGGTTGGGCTCAATCTGATTAACAGCCCATACAAAACCATCTTGAGCTTTTTCTAATAAATTTATATCCCAATTATTACAAAATACATTATCATCATTTACAATTAATATATCTTCAAATTGTGAATTATAAACACCCCAATTTGTACCTACAGATAATCCTTGGTTAGTACCTAAATCTAATATTTGAGCTTTAGGATACTTATCTAATACAGATTTATTTAAATCTAAAAAACCATCTACAACAACAATAATTTGGTTATCATATGTTTGAGTTTTAAAAATAGATTCTAAACATAAATCTAAATATTCTGGGGATTTATATGTTGGGATTATAACTGATATCATGAAATTTGTTTTGATGTAAATTTTTTACGTTCTTCCTTTGTTTTAAATTCTGATGTTTGGCTTAAAATATCATAAGGAACTTTTATCCAGTCAACTTTCATTTCAGGTATTTGAATTTTATCAAAAATATGTTTTTTTAATGGGGCATTTTCTTCAAAAGAATTGATTAAATCTTCATAGGATGGGTAATATTTACTATATCTACGTTTTGTACCCTCAAAACCATTCCACTTTATTCTCCTTTCTGATTCTGCTATATCTTCATTTTTTCTATCCATCCAAATTATTAGAGTAGATGATAATTTAATATCTTGTAAACAGTAAGTGAATACAGCAGTTTGTAAAACATAATTATTTTTACTTATATATTGTTTAAACTTATTATAATTACCAGAATTAAATACACTTTCATCATAATGTGGGTAATCTAAATCTTTAGCTAAAATATAAGCACAATAAGTAGTACCTGATCTTTGAGGACCAGTTACTATCACCCTAGAATAAGTTTTTGCCTTATTTACTAAATCTTTGTATTCCATCATTTTTATACCAATTTCCAATCTGTTAAAGGAGATAACCATAAAGCTTCACAGTGAGTACTAAACCCAGGAATTGAACTAATTACAGGTATTCCTTTTGTTTGGGATAATTCTGTAAAAAAACTGAATGAATCAGTTATATTAGCGGATGAATGTTTTATTATTAGATCATAATCTGCTTTTAATCTAGATACTCTGGCTGCAAAACTCATTACTGTGCTGTTTGTTATTTTCCAATGTATCGACTTAGTTTTAAATAATCTAGTTACCTCTCCTCCTTGTTGGATTAATGGATTCCCCCCATTTTCTTTATTTATATATTTATCTGGGTGATCGTATAATGTAACATATGCATCATAATTGGATAGTCCTTCTATAAGAAGATTTTTAGAATTACATTTATGTAAAAAATCATCTTCTAATAAATAAACCATATCTTTATCATCACATTCTTTAATTGCTAAATTTAAAGCATCCCTAAATGTTCCAGAACCTGTTCCATTGTTTACTTCTATTAACCTTAATTTTAATGATGTAACATAATCTTTAGTTTCATTATTTAGCCTATCACCTAAAACTATAATATTTTCTAAACCGAATTCTGATATGCAGTTTTCTAAGCAATGTTTTTTGGTAGCATTAGGAATCTTTTTTTTAGATATTCCTGCTTCTAAATTAGATAATCTGTAATATACTTTAATCATTTATATATTCTTTTTTAGGTTTTAATGCTACAATAGTTTGAAATGTATCTTTTACACTAGCTACTTCTTCATACCATTCAAATACTACATGATATTGAGGTCTTTCCCAAAAATCATGCATAAAAACTATTGAGTCCTTATGTAAATATTTTAGTACATACTCAGCACACCATCCTCTAGCTCTTCCATCAATTAATACTTTATCAAATTTATCTACACCTAAAGTATCTACATAAGAAATATAAGTTTCAAATTGAGACCTTTGTGTTGGTATTGTTCTAGGGGCATCCCAAGGCACATAATGCAAATCTACATTAGGTGGAAGTTGGGATTTAAGTTTTTCAGCCCATTCTTTATCATGTTCAATAGAATAATATGTTTTATTAGTAAATTTTGGGAAATATACTGTACTTCCTCCACCTCCCCATTCAAGTACTGTATCTTGCCAGTCAAGATGATCTCTTATTAATTCTATCTCACGGTCATGCATCCAGGGTCGAGTTACTTTCATAATTTTATAATTTTTTGGTTCATATTATGGAAATGGCAAATCCCTTCAATCATAATATTTTTATGACTACAATCATGAATTTGTTCATTCTTAATTAAATCAAGTAATAAAATATATTTGTCATTAGGTATTAAGTGATATTTACTTAATTTATTCCTTTCAATACAATTTGATAAAAATCTTTCACAAGCCCAACCAGGAAATACAACCCAGGGTTTACCCTGATGGAGTTTTTGATATACCTGAGGAGGGATTTGTTGTATTTCTTTATATGTTTTTTCAATATATTTTTTATCATTTAAATAATCTGTTTTAGATACATTTATTAGATAAAAATTAGTTTGTGGGAAAAAGTTTTCATTTATAATACGTGTATTATCATATTCATATTTTACCATCCCCCCTAAACCAATACCATTTAAATAATAAAAATCAGCTTTTTGAATTGGAATATTTAATACTGAACTTTCTAAAATAATATCACTAGATGTTTTACATAACCATTCAATATTATTAATTTTGCAGTAGTTAAAAAGAGCATCATCTAAATCTGCAGTTCCGAAACTATGACCTCTATTCTCTGGTAGATCAATTATAACACATTCTGGAAAGTATTTTTGCCATAATTGGGCATTTTTGATGGCTAAACCTAAATCATTATAATTAGTGGCAATAATAATTCCTTTATACTCTTTTAATATATTTAAATTAAATTTAATATATCTTTCTAATGTTTCTAAAGATCCCTTATCATGAACATAATTAATTGTACCATAATAAGATTTATTAATAATATCTTTTAATATCATAATGTATCGTAATAGGCATTTTGTTTTTCTTGCCTTTCTATTGTTTTAGGGTGTTGTAAAGCTAATTCAGTATAAGCTGGAAGGGGAGCATAAGTTTTAAATCCATCTAGTTTTTCATGTACTTTATTTACCCATTTAATTTCTGGTTTATTTTTCCAGATTCTCCATTGATAATCAGGCCAGTTAACTTTTCCTTCATCGTCAATATTCCATCTCCATTTAATAATATGTTCTTGAGTTAGACCTTCAACTGTATTTACTCTAGGAACTAAATAAACATCGTTATATGGATTGTTTTCTATAATATTAGGAATATTATCTATTAGCATTTTAGTTAGCATTTCATCAGCATCTATTTGAAAAATATAATCCCCAGAACAATATTCTGTTAATTTATTTTTCCAGTTAGCAAAATGACCTTCAAACTCACCACTATGCCATGTAAATTCTCCATTTACTGAATGGGAACGTAAATATTCTTCTACTAGTTTAGTGTCTCCTTTACTGTCATATAGTATAACAATCTCGTCCTCGAAACGTTTATATTCTAATAAAAAAGATACTAGACGTTGAATTTCTACTATCTCATTACAAACTGTTATAGCGTAACTTATTTTCATTTATTCTGGTAATACGCCAATATATGAAAGTGCTTCTATAAATTCACGTTCTATAAAATGTTTTATAGTAGACATATCAGCTTTATATTTTTCTCCTTTAAATTTTTCTTGTTCTTCCTTAGGAATTTCTACTGATTTTACTGCGGCCCATCTCCAATTATCTCTTCCAGTTCCATCAGCAAAAACCATACCTTTATCTTTTAAGTTAATAATAGTAGGCATCCATATTTTACCTGTTTCTTCTTCTTCATCCATTAATTCTTTATATAATTCTGGAAGGTTTTCAAACTGCTGATTAAAAAATTCATTTCCTTTTTTAATTATACTATTGCTTTGAAACCCACAGCCATAACACATTTCAATAGAAATATCTTTTGTTACCTCTTGAGTATAACAAGCATCTGAACCGCATCTAGTGCATTCTTTTAATTCGTCGTATTTCATAATTTAGGTAAATTTAATTCTGGAAGGTTTAAATCAATTTTTTGATTTGGTAAATTTAATTCTGGGAGGATTAAATCAACTTTTTGGGTAAAAGTAGGTAAATTATTTTCTAAAGTTGTATTTACTAATTCCTTCATATTATCCCATGAAAAATTCTTTTGGGAATAATATCTTTGCCTTTTAGCTTTAGATTGTAATTCTTTAGGTTTCTTAAAAACATCTCTTAAAACTTGACCTATATACCTAGTATCAGGTTTAAACCATTTAGCTTCTTGGATTAGCCAGTTATTAGCTGCACTATGATGTACAGGTTCAAGTTCTCCTGGGATGAGAATAGAATATTCTTTATTAAGAAAATCAGTATGACCCGACCATCCAGAAGCAATAACTGGTTTTCCAGTAGTAGTAAATTCTAATAGGGGTCTACCAAACCCTTCACCTTTAGTTAAACTAACCATAGCTTTTACTTTTGGGTGATTATATAATTCATTCATTTCTGAATCTTTAAATTCCCCATTTAATAAGTAAATGTTAGGAAGTATTTTTGAATTTACTGACTTTCGAATATTTTTAATTCTGTCTAATATTTCATCTCTACTCATATATCCTGCTACTCCAGTAGATGCTTTTAAAATTAGGGCTGGTTTTTTCTTTTTATTTTTAAAGGTTTCATAAAAAGATTTTATTAAAAGACCAACATTTTTTCTATCATGACCAAAACTACCATTCATCCAATGTCCTACAAATAAATAACAAAATTCTTCTTTGATACTACTTAAATCAAAAGTTTTTAATTCTGATTTTTTTAAGGGTTTATATATATCTAAATCTACACCTTCAAATATAACATGAATAGGTTTTTCTAATTTTAATACTCCAATAGGTTTGTTATTATGTTTTGATTTTTTTTCATATTCCATTTGCTCGAATGTATCCTTAGCAAAATTTGAAGAAACCCAATTCATATTCATTCTATTTAACCCTTCAATCCATTCAGGTTTACAGGCATCTGCTTCAATTCCTGCTGTACATCCAATATTATATTTTCCTACAGGTTGGAATTCATTTGGGATAGTAATTTGCATCCAAATATCGGGTTGAGAATATAATTTTGGGATAGAATGATCCAATAAGTATTTCCATTCGGAATGTGACTCACAAAAACCCCATGATGTAGACCCCCATCTCTGTGGTAACAATTTTACATCATATTTATCTAATTCAATTATAGCTTTAACTATATCTCTAGATCTAGCTCCATAACCACTATAGGTATCAAAAGGACAACTAATTACAAAAACTGGTTTACTCATTTAGTATATTATTTTATGGTTTAAAAATTTTCCTTTATATTCATTAGCATTTACTAATTCATATTTTTCTCTAGGTTTCCAAATTTTAAATAACTCATTAAGAGCTTCTACAAACCTATTAGCTTGATGTTCAGAAGTAAAGCCTGCTTCTTTACCAATAGCCCATTCTCTTCCTTTTAATCCTCTTTGCCTACGCTCTTCAGGAGATAAATTATAAACTTCTTTTAATCTTTCAACTACATCTTCCCAAGCACATCTATCATCATAAATGTAAGGGGTTGGAGGAGAACCTTGTATTGATCTTGAAGTCGGGTAAACTGGAAATGCCCATTCCCCATGTTCTTTATAAGTACCTCTATGATTAGAAGGAATATCAGCTGAAGGTGTAAACCATTTTCCTTTATCATCTATAAATCTCATTTGATCTTGCATTCCCCCTGTTGCGTTAGCAATTATAGGGGTTCCTGCCAATATTGCTTCTGTGATAGTTAAACCCCAACCTTCATTTGAAGTTAATAATATTTGAATGTCAGCTATATTATATAAATAATTTAAATGAGTTTCTGAAAGTTTTGAATGACTAAAAATTACTTGCTCTGGGAAATGTTCATCAAATAAGTATTCTTTTACTTTATGTAGATCTGTTCCATGATCCGTCATTGCCTCTGTATGTAAAACTAAATAACTATCTTTAGCCTCTTTTTCAGGAAGTGAATATAAAAATTCTCTAAAAGCTAACATTGTATCTGGAATTTGTTTTCTTCTAATATTCCTTGAATTAAAAAAAGCTACAAACTTAGGATTTTTATTTTTAAACAGTTGATTTTTAAAGTTTTTAAACCCTTCTGATGATTTTTCCTTATTGCTTAAAGGGTAAAATAAATTAGCATTTTTACCATGAGGAAGATACTTAAATATTTTATTTTTTTCTTTACCTTTTAGTACTAATTTATTAATATTAACAGTTTGTTTAGAAATCCCCATTAAAAGATCACATGCTTCATAAAAAGCACTATTATACATTGGTGCAGGATAATCATCCCATATATTAAGATAAACAATGGGACATTGTTTTCTAATTTCAGCTTCCATCATAAAGATATGTCTAAAATATCTGGGGTCTGTGAATAACATTACTGCATCTGGTTTTTCTATACTTAAAATTTCTCTAAGAATTATTTCATTACCATACCCATCTACAGGATACAATTTTACATAAGAATCTTCAATATTAAGCATTTGATTAGTATCTTTAGATAAATCTAAAATCTTACCAGATTCAGGGTGTTTTATAGCACCCGCTATTTGAGCCCAATTAAAGTGGTTAGCAGTATGAGTTACAATTTCTTTAGCTACAGTAGCAACCCCAGAGTGTACTCTAATATCATCACAAATTAAAAGTATTTTTTTTCTTTTATCTTGTGGTATATAGTTAAAATTTTTAGTTACCTTCATTTATATCGAGATTTATTTGATTAGTAATTTGTTTACGAAAATCTTCATCTGTAAGGTACAAAAACAAAGCTCGATCAGCAAGTTTTTGGAAAGAAAATTTGCGCTTTACACATTCAATTTTAAAATTCTCGAATAAATCGCTTTTAACTTTAACACTAGTTAGTGTCATTGGTTTTTTTGTTGTCATAATCTTTATTTATTAAAACGTTTATTATACATATATAAGTATTACTCAAAATGTGCTTTTGCTCCACATAGTTCTTTATCTTCTCCATAGGGACAAAACGTACAATTCCATTTGGAAGGGGACTTTGGGTAATTTATTTCTTTAATATTTCCATTTGAACTAAAACACTCTGTTATAAAATCATTTATAGCATTATTAGCTCTATTTATTTTTATTTTTCCACTAGGTGGTACAAATGTTTGTACTCTATAAGCTTGGTGTGGTGACCTAATTTTTTCATCATCCCAATCTAATACTTTTCTTTTAACAATAAAAAACTCAATATCAATTTTATCTAATGGAATCCCATATTGTTCAGAAAAGAATTTTTTATATAATATTAATTGAAAATGTTTATCTTCATTTTTCTTGTCATATGAATTCCACCCGCTAGTACTGGTTTTTATGTCGATTATCTTAAATGTATCTGTTGTTTCACAGTATGTTACAACATCCAGATATCCCATATATAATATGTTATTATACATTTTATTTGGCGCAATTACAATGGGTATTTCACAACCAACTAAATATGTACCTTTTTTACTAAAATATCTACTACGTTTTTTCTTAAACCACTTTAATATAGCAACCCCATCCTCAAAAAATTCCCTCATTTCTTCAGCAGAAGAAAAATGTTCATTATTATTAGTTTTGTATTGTTTTTGATATTCACCTATAAATTTTTCTTGAAAAAATTCTTCTATATTGATTTCCCTATCAGCAGCAGCTGCAGATTTTTCATACATCACATCTAAATAATGCTGCATTACTTCATGTATTGCAGTTCCAAATACAGTGTGTATTGAAGAATTAAATCTTTTAATTTTATCCTTATATTGGAGTTTCCAACGGTAAGGACAACTTCGGAAAATTGACATCTGAGAATAGGATATATTCTTTTGGTATGCAAAATTAATTTCCTTAGGTGGATTGTTTTTAATCTCCTTTACTATTTTAGGTATTTTTTTAGCCAAACTATTTTTTCCATTTGTTTCGACCTACTAAAAGACCGATTATTCCATAATTGGCAATATCTATAAATGTATCTTGTATACCTTCACCTTCAACAAATGCTTTACCATTAATTAATAGATTTTTTAAACGTGATATTTTATCAGTTAATCTAATACATAACCCAGTTAGTGAAAATTGTTTATCATCGCTGTTATTAATGATATCTCCTCCTAAAGCAATGTTATTTAATCCATAATCCATATGCTTACGAGCAAACATTTCATACATTTCTTTTTGGATATTTTTAAATTCTTTAGATAATTCTGGGTATTCAGCTTCAAAATGGGCTACTACATCATTGTAGGCCTTAAAATCTTCAAACTGGTCTATACCTCTTTTAGCGTTCATAATTTCTCTATCGCTCATATCTTCTTGTATTTCGTGCCATTTGGATATTGTATCACCCATTGATTTGTTCTTGTGGTTCGTTAAAATATCTTACTAGGGTTGATAATCTATCATCGGCATCAACTAACATTACAAGAGCTTCCTCAGCATTCTTATAAAAATCTTCGGTTGAATGATCTCCAATACCTACTGCTTTATTACCTAATAATTCAAGTGATAATAATGCTTTAGCTTTATCTGCCTCAGCAGATGTTTTTAACATAGTGTATAATTCTTTTGTCATTTTAATAATGGTTTTATTTCTTTTTTGTCTAACCCTCTATTCGTTAATATACAACTGATTTCTGGGGTAGTCAATATATTTATATATTCTTTTGCTTCTTTGGAAGAACATTCAAAATAATTTTTGATATGGTCTATTAAATCCTTATTAGGTTGTTTTACTTTAGATTTAACGTATTTATTCCACTTATTATTTTTGGGGATAAATTCTTTATATATAGAATAAATCATCCTTTTTTCTTGTGGAGGGAAATCTTGAACATAATTAACAATTTCAATATAGTCAGGATTCATTGATATAAATCTATGAACCATATAACTATTCCAAACCTCCCAGTCTTTGTCAGTAAATGACTCAACGGGAGGTTTAGTATTATTAATAGCTTTTAACCAATCAAAGATATTTTTCATTAAAGAAGTTGATCTTTATATTCTTCTCTTAATTCAGGTGGCAATCCTTCACCTACGATTTTACCTGATTCTGTACAAACAAATACTGGGATTGGCATCATAGCATCTTCATCTGTTCCTGTTACAAAACGAGATACTTTACGAATGATAAACTGTTGAGTAAATGTGTCCCCACCATCAAAGTTTTTTAATGCTGTAGTGTTAGATAAATCAATTTTGGGTTGTTGTAATGGTTGTTCCATAATTTTTTATTTATTATTTATTAAGTTTTGAATTAACGACATTAAATTTATTTCCTTGTCGATGCGGAAATTTGCTTTATATTGATGTTCATTTATTAAAATAGCTGCTATACCTTCTTTACCTGGTAGATATTCAGATGCTCT